GCGATAGTTTTAATAACTGTTCCTTCTCCCTGGCAACTGGGGCAAGGCTGAGTCGTAGGTAGGTGCATGTCCGCGATGCGGTGAAACGCTTCAAAATCATGATTGCATTTCTCACACTTGTATGAATATGTCGGCATAACTTTATTTATGTAACTAGTTGTTTGATGAGCTCATCTCGGGCCAGATTTTTTGCCTTGCTCTCGCACTGAATGTCAAAGTCAGGACTGAAGCTTAGCGCCCAGTCGTTGACTGCGGTGTTCCAGTAGAAGTCCGAGTGAGCTCGCAGCTTGCCACGAGCGATCCCCGAGGCCAGCAGACGTTCAAGGTCGGGGCGGGTAGTTGTGTCATGTCCGGCCAGTACGTCTTCTCGAGATACGGAATAGTGCATAGCAGGGCGAACGCCACGCCAGCTACTTTTAATACGTGTAACACGTTCGTCATCTGGTTCAAGGTATTCTCCTGTGCGTACCCAATGGTGGTGGATGTCTAACACCAGAGCGACGTGGTCAACGAGCTTGAGGCTTTCGTCGACTCCGTGCTTGGTTTCGTCGTTTTCAATGGTGATGCAGTTTCTTGCTTCGGGGCTGAGCCTACCCAGCACGTCAAGGATGCCTTCGGCACCGCGGCGACCGCTGATGTGGACATTGATTTTAAAGTCCTGGAACGCAGTGCCGTAGCCCATCCATCTTGCCATATCTGCATGATATTCAAACTCCTCTATTGAACGTTCTACAATGCTGTCATGATGACTGGCCAAGACACAGAACTGACCAGGATGGAAGCTGAGCCGCACGCCCTTGTCGCGAGCCAGCTTGCCCACAGGCGCAAAATTACGTTCACAGTAGTCACGAACATCGGTGCGCTTCCAAAAATAACTCCAGGTGGGTTCAGTATACACAGGCAGGATGTCACTGCCCAGCCGCACCATCTTGCGTCGTTCATCCAAGCCACCGACTCGTTCCACCAGTCTGTGTATGCTTTGAATATTGTGCACCATGAGATCCCAGAGCCGTTGTTCGGCATCGTCCTGTGTCTGACGGTTAAGCCAGGCCACGGTAGTGACTCGGGTATTGAGAGCTCGAGCAGCGTCGTCTTTACCAAATCCATCGATCTGTTCGACGTTGTCGATCCATTTGCAACAAAAACCAATTTTAGGAGTATTCATGATATAATTATAGCACACCTTACATTTGCTGTCGAATGTTTATATGCTCAATGCTAGCCAAAATGCTACAAGCAAGGCGCCGAGCTCGAGTACTAAGTAGTTCATTGATGCTAGCCTGACGCAGACAGAGCTCCACACTCTCTGCATCCAGGGTCGAAAGAGAATCAGCTGTAATCCGACCCAGATGGGTGCCATGGAGATTGACTGCTGCAACTGTGATATTAATTTCTTCATCGGTGTATAGGCTTATGACCAGAGCCTCGCGAATTCTGGGTCGTTGTGGAAAGTTCAGTATGGTAGCCATACTGATATTTATAGATCATGCTTTGTGTACTCTCAGCAGTTTGACCTGATCGTTGGGTGCCAGATAGCAACGTATGGCCACAGTCTTGCCGAAGCTCGTGGGAGATTGCATCACAGTGGTTTCACATAAGTTGTTGTAGAGAATATACTCACCCAGCTTGCGTGCCAGCGAATCTCTGATGTGCTTTCTCCAGAGTTCATCGGTCATGTGAACAGCATCGGCATCAGAGACTTCATGCCGTATGGTTATCATTTTGCCACCTATGGCATATTCCTCTTCTGTGACTGTCTTGGGATCAAAACTCAGAGGCTCATCATACAGGCTACCCATGCCGCGGCTTGATACACCCCAAGGGTTGTCGGGTATCTTGGCCATGTTATTTTATGTCTTTCGAGCTGTCTGCCACACTCTTGTCGTTTCTGAATTCCACGAACACGGGCAGAAATAAACTTGCAACGCTGGATGTCTTGTCCGTGATCCTGGCGTTGTATTTGACGGATACGATTCGTCCGACACTGTTATCAGCAGTAATGCCAGCGCGATCAGCATCGCTAAAGCCCGTACCCACATTGACTCTGATACCACCACAATCAGACTCAAGCACCAAAGCACCAAGACGACCCACATTTTTACCGGTCCCTTCTTCCCAGTCGACGACTCTAAGGTCGCATTCTAGCTCGCCCTTGAACTTGATCAGGGACTTGCTGCGCTTATTTTCCCAGACACCATCTCGTGTCTTAAGAATGATGCCTTCCTGACCCTGAGCCAGAAAAGTTTCAAACATACGACGTGCTTCGTACTCATTGTTAACCTGCTTGCTCTGCACCATGTCAACATAGTGTGCCAGATGAGTCAGACGATTGTTAAGATCACTGATGCAGTTACAGAGCTTGGCCAGTCTATCTTTATAGGCTTCTTTTTCTATACCGGCCTGAAAAGCATCCAGTGTGATGGCATCCCAGAGCGTGGCACGAACCATCACAGCCTCGGCAGTGCTCATGGTACCCTTGACTGCTTTGTTCAGTATGCCATTGCCTGTCTTGCGATCCAGCATCTGGCCTGCAGCATCCACCACCATGAGCTCGCCATCGAACACCATGTCTATACCATAGAAGGCTGCCATGTGGCGGAACGGTGCCTCGATGTTGGGATCAGGGATGCTGATCTCTTTGCCATTGCGACTGCGAAACTCTACCTTGTTGTTCTTGACTATGGCATTGAAGCGCATGCCATCCATCTTGACCTGAGCAATGGCAGGCCAGGTGATGCGATCCACAAGCTTCTGATCATAGGCACTGGCCAGCATGCAGGGATATTCAGGAATCAGGCCTGGCCAGATCTTGTTCACGGTTGCGTCGCTTACACCACAGCGCAGATCCTTGGCAATGATGCGTTCAATGACCAGGGCATCGGCTGGGCTTACACTGCCCAGCACAATGCGGAGATGCTCAATGCCAGCATTGCCTGTCAAGGTACGGTTACTGAGCAGGCTCAGACGATTCATGGCATTGTCCAGCGTGTCCTGATTCTTGACATTGAGGTTCGGGGTATAGTCTGGTATCTTGCGAATATAGAAATTCGCGAAGGGGCTCAGAGCCAGCGTCAAAACTCGTTTCAAGGTCTCATTGTTCTGATTCAAGCTCAGAATCTTTTCTTTGTAGAGACGGCTGTTGTTGCTGGCCAGGTCATCCAAAATGTCTTTGATCATAGCGAGCTCCCGTACTTGACTAGCTGGCGACGCAGATGTTGCAGGACATAGTTCCAATACTGCTGGGCCCATTCACTGCGAGCTGATTCCAGCACTGCCTCGACTCGTTCCATGCGCTGTATAGTCAATTCAATCATATATTCGCTCCTCAATGGTATCGTGGAGTCATCATTATAGCAAAAAAGTTCGTTGTTGTCAAGCATTACTGCCTAGTGCGTGACTGTATCGATGTGCACGCACTTCACAGTTGAATTGTGACCGAATGTCCTGTGTCATCTGGTCTACTTCGTCTTGACTTCTTGCCACACCACCGTATTGCCAGCTGTGCAGACGACCTATGCTGTCCTGACGGGCATATTCTAAAATCCAAAACACGTGGCTGAATCTGTTGTGCATGATCAGTCCAATTCTCCGCCTTCGGAAATGTCTGCTGGTTCATAGACATGGTTGGTATTGCTGCGCGTTACCTTGGTAGGCGCAATCGTGGCAGTATTGGTAATGGTCTCGTACATGACTTCGAACTGTTCGTGTTCTGCTACTTCTTCGTTGAAGTTACGACGATGATAGACCTTGGCCATGCGTCGGAAAATCTTTTTGTCAAGTTCAAACTGTTCACAGGTTGTCTTGATGATGTCCTTGATTAGATCACGCTCAGCTTCAGACCTTGTCAGACTGTTGCTGATTTCCTGCAGTGCCTGCTCGATCTTTTTTCGATCCGCTGGGTTGCTTGGTATGTTCATTATGTGTGTACTCATCTATGCTATGGATAGTCCAAAAAATACGTACTGGTTTCCAGTAACGCGATACAATGATGTTGATTGCTACAATGCCTGCTGTGATGACAATTAATCCCAGCATCACCAGAATTGAACCAACAAAAAACATGGCAGCGTCAGCTATGGTCATCATGAGGTCTCCAGGTCAGGCTGATTGCGAGACTTCTTTTCACGTACTCTGATCTCACTGGCCAGTTGCGCCTGTATGGTCTGACGTTTGAGCTCACCGCGGCGATGTGGATCTAGCTCATTTTGAAACATCCATTTAAGATGCTTCTTCATACGAAATGCTGCTGTGGGTCTTAACATTAACCTCTCCTCATGGTAGAAATGTCCTTGGCTTCTTGATCGCTGAAGATTGGAACCATGTTGCTCTTGTGCATGGTGCCAATGCCCACCATCTTGTCGCCAGTATAAACCTTGACAGGCACTGCTGCGGTACTGCCGCCTCCAGTGTCCAGGCTGGGTATATGTCGAGTGCTGCGTTCATGATTAAGATTGACCGGAGCAATCGACGTCTTCTTGGCCAAGGCTGGTACTTTCTTGGCCGGATACTTCTTTAACAATGCCTGCCAGTCAGCCTCGAGCTCGCGAGCGCGGGCGGCTTCATCGGCATTGCGGAACTTACGCTTACCTTTTTTCTTGCCCTGCATGCTAAGCCAGGGACCTTCCAGATGCATACTCATAGTGTGTCTCCAGACCATTCATCTAAAAAACGACCTACACGATCTACTGCTTCATCAAAATCAACTGCCCAGACCGTCACAGTAATTTCATCGTCGCTTATCTTGACATCGTAGGGCAGCACACCGCGAAATTCAAAACCATCGGGAAGCTGCTGACTTATCTCAAAGCGCTGCAGATTGCGCATTCGATGCAATACATCTGTGATGTCTGGTCTGAT